TATCTTGTTTTGAAACCGATTTTTGGTTGGAAAGTATCTTGACCAACTGCTCTAACCATTTGTAGTGGTACATATGGGCAATAGAACATACCAGCGTCATAAGGTGAAGTACCTTTATAACCAACTACATAGTATTGTGCAGCTGAGCTATTTGCTGAGTATGGGTCAATGTAAACTTTAAATCTGCCGTTAAGAACACCAGCAAAAGTATTGCCTGTGTCATCAACATTCAAATTGTTGTTTAATGCAGGTGTGTAATCTAAAACACCAGCCATTTGAAGCGCACTAGCAACATCAGCTGAACAGATAATCATATTACCTTTTCCTCTTCTTGTTCTTTGTGCAATTCTGTTCGCATCTCTTTCAAGTTGGAACATAAGTCCTTTGAATCTTTCAACAGACCATCTTCCGTTTGAGTCTGTATCTAAATCAAAGATACCTGCTGTAGTTGTGTTTGTAGCAGCACCTTTCTCTGCGTTTGTGTAAACTGTTCTTACAACTTCTCTGTTGATTTCCGCAAGGATTTCAGCAGATAAGATATTTGCAAGTTCAGTTTCAGCGTCTAAACCATGGATTGCTTTTAAGTCTTGAGCAAGTTCCATTGTGTACTCTGCTTTTAACGCTCTTGATTTAGCAGTAACAGTCGATTTCTCGATTGAGAATGCCATTTCAGCAAATGCGTTTCCAGAGTCATCACCTAATGCTTCAGCAGCAGCTGTAGTCATAGCAGTACCAGTTGTGTAAGTACCAACAGGTGAGTCGTTTAGGACACTTGGATTAGTACCAGAGTTCGCTGTTGTTGAGTAACCATCAACAGATGAACCAGCGGCATTTCTTCCAGAGAAGTCTGTATCAGCTTCGTCAAACATAGCTTCGTTACCAGTTTGTGAAGTGTATCTACTTCTCATTGCAAAGATTAGTCCAGTTGGACCAGTCATTGGTTGTACGCCTGCGATATCGTAAGCGATAAGATTTGGCATAGCTCGTCTAACAAGTGAAATTAGGATTGGATCCCAATTTGCAACACTTGAACCAGTTGCGTTTGTAGGCGCAGCTTCTGACAAGAATGCTTGGTCTTCTTTAGCAGCTCTTTCTTGGTTTTCAAGAATAACTGATGTAACGGCTCGTCTGTAAGAGTCCTTGATTTCTGGTAAATCAGGGTGTTCTAAAACAGGCTGCCATTTTTTTTCGTGTGTTTCGGATAAGTACATTTTAATTTTCTCCCTTTTTCCGTATTAACATTAAGATATTTTAATATCTTTGGTTTTGCTTATAGCGGCAGTGTAAGCAGCCATAGCTTTCGATAAATCCTCGTTAGAAGCTTCATCGCCAGCCGCCACATCATGTAGTGAGTCTTTTACTTCTTCTTTAGCACCAAAATATGATTCTTTAATAGTTACACATTTTGTTTTAAAAGAGTCTGCGTCTGACCATTCAATTTCTTCAGCGAGTTTAGCAAATTTCTCTTTTGCTGTATCAGCAAGGTCACTTGCAACTTCAGACATGATTTCGTTTCTTGTCTTTACTGCATTGTCCTTGTTTAATTCAACATTTTTCTCAATTTGCTCATTGAGTTTCTTTTCTAAAGATTCAATTTTAGCTGCTTGGTCTTCAAGCACATTGTATCTTTCATCAGGAACATCAATGTAGTGCTCAGCGAAAAGTTTTTTGAGACCTGTTATAAAGTCTTCAGCGATTTCACCTTTAATGCCTCTTTCAAGAGCGATTTCGTTTTCTTTCATCCACTCTTCAACGACATAAGATAAGTAACTGTCAACTTTCTCTGTTAACTCTTCTTTATGCTTTGCAACATCTTGCTCGTAGTTAGTTGTAATATCTGCTTCCATTGTTTCAGCAATCTCTTTAACTTTAGAGTTTACTGCTGATTCAAAAACGGTAGCAGCTTTAGTTTTAAATTCTTCGGATAAGTCATCTTGTCCAGCGACTAAAGCATCCATATGTTCGTCAACTTCTTCCTTCTTCATTTTGTATGAAGCAGCAATGTTGGCTGTTTTTTGGTTTACTTCTTTTTTCTTATCTGCCATTTTAGAAACTTCTCCAGCATCCATTGTTTCTTCAACATCTTTTGCTTTTGAATCTTCTTTTTTATCTTCAGACTTTTCTTTATGCTTTTTCAAAGCGTCAAGAGCAGCCTTTGGCATTTCGCCTTCTTTGATTTCTTCCGAACCCTCTGCTTCTGTTTCCTCTAACTTGGTATTGTGACCAGACAATGTTGGCATTGGGTCAGCACTACCTTGTGATTTTTGAGGAGCTTGTCCAGAAACTTGTTTTACTTTTTTAGTTGCGTCAGGATTGCTGTCTGTTGGTTTAACAACAGCTGCGCCTAAATCTTCCGCATCATTTTTCAGATGGTTCGGCTCAGCCGCTACAGCATTTTTTTTAGGAGCATCAGCCTGAGGATTTGACGCCTCTGCTACTGCTTCTTGCTCTAACGCCTCTAACTTGTTTTCTGTATCGGCCATTTGAGAAATCTCCTTTTTTAAAATAACTAGTTATTTTTCTCTATTAGTAGATATTTATAAGATTAAAGTTTTTCAAGAAAGTTTTTAAACACATTCGCCTTAGCTTCTGCTAATTTGATTGATTTTGCTTTCTGAATATACTCTCTATACTCTTCAATATCCTTTGCTTTTATTACTCCATTGTCCCAAATCCACTCTTTACTCTCCATAATGCCTTCAACGAAAGCGTCTGGAGCGGAGGGGTCTGCTACAATGTCAGCGGCTGTAGCCAAGTAGAAGTCTTTACCTACATAGTTACTACCGTTCTTTTGAACCAGAGAACCCATACCTCTTGAAGATACGCCCAATTGAGCGCCTTCATCAATAAGACCTTTTACAATCTTACCGTATGGTGTATCCATGATTTTTGCTTCACCGATAAAGTTCTTGCCTTCAGCTTTTAGTGAAGTAATCATGTGTGATACTCTTTCTAAATTAACAGTAGGTCCATCTGGATGGCCTAGTTCACCGAATGCTCTCTTTTTATCTATGAATTCTTTTGTGTATCTGTTTACCTCTTTAGATAAGATATCATTTTCATAGATTCTTCCGTTTCTATTTTTGATATCAGACTGTAAAAAGATACCACGAATTTTGTGCGATTTTTTACCGTTGGTTTCTTCAACCAAGTATTCTGCGTCTTGAATTTCTTCCGATATTAGTTTCATGTGTTCTCTCTCGTACTAACTATTTATAAGATTTTTTACCTAAACTCTACAATAATTGTGTAATTGTCACCATCTGCAAAGTTTCTAGTTGATAATAGTATGTCCCCAGTTGGTGTGGTTGCATTGTTAATAATCTCATTACCAGCTGTTCTTAAATCAAAATAACCATTACCACTCAATAACATAGCAGTTGCATTAGTAGCTCCGTCCCATATCAACTCTACTGCTGACTTGTTATTTGCCGTGTTAATTGAATACCATATCTTGGCAATTTTTCTATTACCATCTTCCGACATAAAAGTAACCTCGGAAGCGTCAATCTTTTTAACTTGTGTTTCACCAGTACCATCTGAAAAGTTTGTCATCTTTGTGACAAATTTAACACCAGATGTATCAGCAATTGTTTGTGTTGTAACTAAATCAGCCATTGCTAAATCCTTTTTCTTTATGACACTCTAGTAACAAACTAAACTTTTCTACTGAACCGTCTGTCTTTACTTGAATATCGCCTGTTCCTTTTATTTTTTCTTCTACAGGTTTTAGACCATAGTTGTCTATGCCTGTCATAGTTAGACTCTTATCATCACCAAATTGCAATGTAACCGTGCCTGTGCCTTCTACTTCATAATATGCATTTGCAATTGATAATTCAGATTCGTTTGTAGAACCTTTTAAGTTATCTAACTCTATAAGTTTCTCGTCTTCATTTCTGGCACCAGTAACCTTATTGATTACTTTGAAACCATCATCTACTAGTTGTGTACTATTGATTGTCATAATATGTTTTACTTAACTCGCCTCTTTCAACAGTAGTACCTTTTTTTCTAGTTCTAGCATAAACGGCTACAGTATCACTTGTACCTGGTTTAGTATAAGTTCTTACACCACCAGAGAATACAGAGTTTGCACCTGCACCTGAATCTGAATATGTGTTAGCCGCTGTAGCAGAATTTTCATACTGCCATACTGCACTTGAACCTGGTACATCTACCCATGCCATGTTTATACTCCTAATTCTTTGTCCATGTAATCATAGACAACATTTGTTTGTACATTATGTTTAAGAGCAACCTTATCTATAGTTGCCTCAACTTCTTTTACAACATCAACATTATCATAATCTACTTGACTAAAAAAGTCATTTACCACCTCTTTATGTTTTGGTGGTAATTGACTAAAAGTTTCCGTGTCAACTACATTTTGTTTAAGTAGCTGGTTGACTTTCATCATTTGCCGGTGCCTCTGCTGGTACTTCTTGTTCAGG